TTGAAACTAGCTTTGTTGTAAATACGCTTGTAAGAGTTGTCAAGCTGCTTCCAAAGACCCACAGACAAACGTACATCATCTGGACCATCTTGCTTAACACGTCCACCATGTCCCCACATCAAGTAGGTTTCGATGTCAGTAGCAATCTTAGTCAAGTGAGCTGCTTCAAGAGCAGTCAAGAATGTACGTGTAAGTGTACCACTTTGCATAGCACGCTTCACAGCATCTTTACCAAATTTAGCTGCAAGACCCTCAAGATTAGGAATAGAAGGATCTGTCAGATTCTTGTCGAAGTTACGCCAGATTTCCACTACAGGTACAGAACCATCGTTCTTCAAACCGCCTTTCAACATAAGATCAGCGCGAGAAGAAACAGAGTAGTGTACGTGAGCTTCTGCACCACCTACGTAGTTGTAGAACTCACGGAAACCTGCACCATATGCTCCGATATCAGAGAAACGCTCACCGTATTCACCACGAGCAGAACCTTTACGGAAGAATTTAGTACCAGGCTTCAGATACTTTTGATCCAAATACCTTGTGTTGTCGTTGTTAACAAGTTGAACTGTGTAGATTACACCATCCGCTACAGGAAGAACATCTTCTGTAGGAACAATGTACAATTCCACACCATTGTACTTGTCATAAGTGATGATATCACCATGTCCAAAGATACGACGGTTCAATTTGATCTTGAAGGTAGTACCATCAATACCAAGTTGAGCTTGAGCATCTTCAACGTTCTCTACGATGTAGGGAAGGTCTTGAGACACAGGAACTTGCCACTTATACTCACCACGAGCGTTGTTAACGTCGATTACGTTCTTTCCACCAAAGGAAGACATCTGATACAAAGGCATTTCTACCTTTTGTGCCATAGCCCACAGATCAACAGGACCAAGGTCCATAGGTTCTGCAGACTTCATCATGTTTACCAGGTGGTAAGAATCTACGTGTGAGCTTGCGCCCGAATAACTGGTATCACGTAGAAATATACCATTGTTTAAAACTGGAGTTGCCATAGTAAATGTTTGTTTAGATTAATAATATTTACCTTTTAAATATGTTTGTGTTTCTCGGAATCTTACGTTGAGCAGGTTGAGGTTCTGGTTGTTCTTGTACAGAACTTGCGATCTTTCTAGACTGTTCTGTCTTTAACTGACGCACCGTATTCTCCACTGCTTGATTTTTACCTTGCTTTACAAGGTTTTGTCTATATGAGTCTGGATCGGAAAGTAACCAAAGAGCTTCTGCGATCAGCGGGTAGTTAGGTTCTACAAACTGATATTTCTCTAAAAGATGTCCTAAAAGATTTGTAGGACGTCCATTAATAGAAGGATACTGAGGTTGAACTAATCCGGTGTAAAGAGCTGCTTGGGTTTTACGATCAAGCTTAAGACCATTCACCTCAGCTGTTTTTAATGCTTCATATACATTATCAACATACGCAGCCGCTGCTTCTTGTTGTTGTGCTCGCATTTCTTCTTGTTGTGCAAGTTGTTGTTGTACAACACTTTCCTGCATAGCATCCAACTTCGGTTTAAACTTCATTGCTTGCTGCTCAAGCTTTCCTAAGTCTTTCCACGTAGAAATCTCTTCTGAAATCTCTTCATCGTTTCCAAACCCAGTAGCACGCAAGTAGCTTCGTACGATAAACTCTTGATCATTAGCATCTTGAGGATTCATCTCACGAAACTCTTCTACTTGAGCAAGAGCTTGGAAAAGACCTTTAAGATCTTGACCACCATCCGCTACATATTTTGCAGCGTATTGCAACTCTTCCGGTAGACTCTCAAAGAACTGTTTGGGTGTTTCTTGTCTCACCCTTTTTTCCCTTTCTTGGAAGTTTGCTTCAAGCAACTCTTTCCAATCTTTTACGGAGTAGTCCTCCATCGGTTTCTCATCTTCAAAGGGAACGATGAGACCCTCTTCGATCAACTTACCAAAGGTTTCAACCATTGCTGACTTATCCAGTTTTGGTCTACCACCTTGTTTTTGATCATCTTCGACATCAGCTTCAGGTTTTAAGATGTCATCTAATGTTTCACGTGAAACACTTTCATCTTTTTTACTTTCTTCTTGTACTACTGTTTCTTCAGACTTACCTTCCTCTTCTTCTTTACCAGGATCTAAAAAACTTAAATCCATCTGAGGTTTTGTAAAGAGACCAGGTTTTTTTTCTGTTTCAGCAGGAGGAGCATCTGGTGTTACAACACTTGATGCATCTGGAGCACCTGAAAAAAGACTGTCAATGTCAAGATCTATTTGCTGCACATTTGTCTGTGCAGCAGCACTTTGTGTACTCATGTTGGTTGTTTTTAGTCTACAATAGAATATACGGAATTATATCCGTAAATCTTAAAAATGTAGACCTGGTTTTTGAATTTTACGTAGTATACAGCTATAAATCTAGCTGTACACTACATAAATATTCTTAGATAAGAGTAAGGTTCAGCTTTCCAGCTGCCCATACAAAAGCTGCTTCATTAATAGTACCAGCACTAGACTCATCCCAATCAAGATATTCTTGTCCAGTCATGGTAAGATTACCTTGTGTTACTTGAACAACGTTCATAAAAGGAGGTACTGGACCAGGAGGAGGAGGTGTAGGACCTTCACCAGTAGTGGTAGTAGTAGTAGGAATAGGTGTTTCTACTAATAAAGCATACCAAAACTGTGCTGTGTCCTTCAAATTGTCATTAGTAATATACAAGTTGAGACGGTTAGCTTCCATTTCTACACCGTTAAACCACACTTGTACAGGTTCGATTGGTCTCATGTTTTTTGTTTTTTATAAAGGGTGATTAATAGTTATTAGTGAACGACTTTTAAAAAGTCTCCTGTTCTATACACTTGACCTACGGTTAAACCTCCTTCTAAAGCTGCAGCATTATCTGCATACTCAGGAAGATTAGTATAATCCACTATACAACAAAGTTTTTTCACCTTGTTTGTTAACCAGTCTAATCTTTCGTATATACCTTGAATCATCTTATGATAGTTTATATTATCTACTTACTTCTTCCCAGTCTATAGAAGCATATGCACCTGAAAGTCCCCCCACTGCGTCTATAGCCATTTCCACTACAAACTCATAAGGAATACCTGCTAGTGCATTTCTCTCAAGCTGATTGGAAAAAAGAGCTTCTTTAAGAATGTTTATACTAGGTGATCCTTGATTAGAAGAGTTTACAAACCCACTAGCTAAAATTCTACCACCAGTAGCGCCTGTTCCTGTAGTATTGTATTCTACAGCAGAATCAGCACCAGCACTGAACCAAGTTCCTCCTGAGATTGCTACATCACCATTCATTACTCTCCACTGATAGTTCTTTCCATTACCAAGTCCTATAAGAGAAATAGCTGTTGCTATTACAATAGCATCCAGTCTTGTAGTTTTAAGTCTTATACCTACAACCGGATAGTATGTTCCTGCTACAGTAAAGTTTCGTGGTGCGGTGATAGATGTGCCAACAGACTGTTGTTTACCTCTAAGTTCATATCCACCTTCTGATATTACAGTAGAACAAATCTGTTTTAATGTAGATGCTCCACTCGTACCTGCAGTATTAAATATCTCATAACGCAGTGGTAATGAGGCAGTTGTGATGTATGTAGAAGTTATAATGTTAGCGTGATGGAATGTATGACATAGAATAAACTGTCCGTTAATCACAAAACCCATTCTAACTGATCCTACTCCTAACCACTCAAGATCCATCCAAAGGATTTGAGCTTTAGTTAGATCAAGTGTAAGTCCTGAAGGTCCCGTACCATCTAGCTTATCACCATTCCAATTGGCTTGTAAAATAGGTGTGTTTACAACAGCTCCTGTTATAGAAGATCTTTCTACAAAAGCTACAGCACTACCTGCTTGTTCTAAATAAAAACCATTACCTTCCCCATAATATCCAACACGCTGAGTAAGTCCTGCTTTAGGAGCATTCATTACAAATGTGTTTAGTGTAAGAAGTGACTTACCTGGTTGGTAAGCAAACACCTTAATCGTTTCTCTTACAACAGAAGATCCAGAAGCAGCTGTGACATTTAAATCAACAAGTCCCTGGTTAGTATTAAATGTAGCAGTACCACTAGTGGCTGTAGCTGTAGACCAAAGGTCGTTATCATCAAACCTATGACTAGAATCAAACAGTGTGAAAGGAGATGATGTTCTTAGTCTTCCAAAAGAATCAGATGCTGTAGGAGAAAATGTAAAAGATAGGTCGCCATCAACATTGACAGTTCCCTCAACAGTAACGGGTTGAGGGTCTTCTCCAAATGAAACTACTATCGGATCACTTGAAGAATTTGTAATACAGCAAAGTTTAGCATATATCTTTGATAAAAGATTTTCTATTTGTGATGAGTATATCATTTCTTAGGTTGTTTTACATCGTACTTATTCTTATTAACACGGGCTATCTCTAACTCTTTATCTGCTATACGCTCTCTAGAATTAAGTTCTTGCTGTTTAAGACCAAACTCTTCTCTAGTGATATTCATACGATTCACTTCTTTCTCACGCTCAAGTCCCATACGCTCGCGATATTCTTCTTGTTTACGGATTTGCTCTAATGCATCGCGATAGTCAGACTGCTCATTCTTGTTAATATCCACCATAGATCCATATCCTGCAGAACGAATCTGAGTTTCAATAATGCGAGCTTGTCTATCTTTTTCATTCTCGTCAGCTTCAAACTGCATCTTAAGCATTTGCTCTTGTTGACGAGCTTGCAACATCTGCTCTTGCATAGCTTGTTCTTGCTGAGCTTGTTGTTGACGCATTATGTTTTGTTTGTCTTCAGCAGTCTTAAGTACACGAGAAAGCTCAGCAATAGAATCACTCTTAATGATGTTTCCAAGATCGTAGATGGACGCACCAGCAGTGTTATTGGTGAGAGCCAGCTGCTTGAGTTGTTCAAGCACAAGACGATGGTTGCTTCTAGTAGTAGCAAACACATTAAGATCACGTAAAAGAAGTTCTGTACCATTAATCTGGAAGTTAACCTTATCTTCAGCTGTAGTGAGATACTGCAAACGTAAAGAAGGTTGTTTAGACTGATAATATTGAGCAAGATCTGTACGCATTTGATGTACACGTGGCATCAGATAGTCTGAGTGCTGTGTAAAATACTGCTCTGTTTGAGCATAAGACGCAGCTACAGATTGCTGTATTCCAGTAGCGGTTTCCTGTCCTATAGGTGTACCCATACGCTGAGCAGAAATACCGATGGATTCAAACGCTTGCACTTTAAAATAGTTTGCAAGGTTAATCCTAGAAAGCAAACGCTGTGTTTGCTCAAGATTTAGCACCTGATAGTGCTGGAAGTTAAGAGCATTCTCAGTATTAGTAATAGACGTATCTAATGCTAACATCTGGAAGTTCTTCATAGCTACGTAAGCCTTTGCCAGATTATTTCGTCCCCAGTCTTCTCCCATAGAGTGACGGGGTAGAGCATTCTGGTCTAGAAGGATTACGGTTCCCAACTCATCGACTAGTATATCTGCTATCTGATTGTTCACAATATTGTATCCGATCTGGTAGGGCTTCATAAGATCTACCAACGATACGGATCGCGTATTGCGATCAGAGAACACAGCCCCTTCTACAGGTAGTTTGCACCCATATAAAGAAGCATCACCTTTAAACTGGAACGGAAGTCTCCTAACATTTAGGTAGATGGGGGTAAATCCAGTAGGATTATTCATACCCCAGAATGTAGGACGATTAGGTCCAATCTTCACTCCACCCCAAACTTCGTTAATCCATATCCAGTCAACATGCTCACCAAACACTAAGTTTTCCTTAGTCTTTTTAGTACTTAAACGTGTATTGTAGATGGGTTTTTCTACAATCTGAAATGTCTCATCTACAATATCTTGAATGATTTCACCCTCTTCTGTAATCTTTGTAAGATGCCCCACTTTACGCTGACTCTTCCAATAAATGCTTGTAACACGAAGCATAAAGTTTGGACCATAATCAAAGAAGTCTTCACCTTCTGCTAAAATCCACTGTACGATATCCCCATTAAAAGGCATATTTTCATACGTAGAAAGATACTGACGCATTGCTAAAGATGGTCCTTCTACGTTCCAAGAGTGGGATCTGCTAGGATCATAAAAAGATCCATCGTTTTGTAAACCCTGCAAAGGAAGAGCTGCCCCACGAATAGGATAGATAGCTTCCAAGGTTTCCATCTGTTGCTGTGTCATCAAATACCCATACTTATCAATAACATCTGCAACAGTGAGGATGTCAAATCTTCCTACCCAATTACCCTGAGACACGTAACGTGCGTCAGGGCTCTTGTGGTAGAATGTTAGTACAGGGTTCCAAAGCTCCACTTGATAATCATCTTCCATCATACGGAAATGCCAGAACTCACGATCTGTAATGAGCATATCACGGAACGCCATGTTCTCAAGTTCAAACATTTTAAAGCGCTCCTCATCAACATGTGTTTGATGCATTGCCCATTCCTCAACCATGGAACGATAGTCCTTTTTAAAGAATCCTTCGATTTCCGGAAGTGATTTAAGATTTTCAGGGTTAAGTGCTTGTTGAGCTTCTTCAGAGTTGGGATCTGCCCCCATCTCAATCATACGCACCATCATTTTCTGCTGAGCTTCCGCAAGCAAAGCGTTCTCAATCATCATACGCTTTTGCTCTAACATCTCATTATAAGAGAAGTCATCAACAGCCCTAAACATAATCTTAGAAGATCTTTTTGCAAACTCACCCACCATCAAATTAATAACGTTTGGAATGATGGGGTAGAACTTTAGTTCTAAAGCTGATTGATCTTCTTTTGTAAGAGTTTCAATAATATCTGAATACTCATTATCATCTTCTACAATGTAGTCTGTACGGTCAATAATACCCTTAGCAAGCTTATAGTTCTTTAGTAAACGACGAGAGTTACGACGGACCTGCTTGATACCCTGCCACTCTAACCAGTCCATATTACTAGCTCTCCACTGCTCATCCTTAGCAGACATGGGCAGAAACTGAATAGGCTGGGTGAGTGTACCCAGTTTATTATATTCAGCTTTTTTACCTGATTTAAGGTCTAACGCATTTAATATCTGCATGATTATGAATTACTTACGGAGTATTGTACTGCTCCTGTATTTGAAGAATAAGTGTAAACACTTGGTATTGTAATGGTGGTTTCAAACACGTACATCACTTTAAGTTTTTAAAGGGTGAACGGGGTTTAGACATACCAGAACTCTTTGATTTTAAACCTCCCATATGTCTAAAAGGGTTCAATTTTAATTTATAACTTTTTTCTGACTTTTCCAAATCTGAGTTAGCTTCTAACCGCTTATGCACCCCTCTGTTTGACTCTTGCACTTTTGCAAACGCTATAAGTGCACAGAATGCCACTAAACGGTCCACGTTTAAACCTTCATGGTATGCTTGCATTTCCTTTAAAAGCATAGAATCTGGGATACGTTCCACCCCAAACATCACCTTTGTTGTCTCTCCTTTTTCATTTATCTCCTCGTCTATTTCTTCTGTAAGGTACTGAATACCATAGGATAAGAGGTGTTGCTTAAAGAGTGTACCAGTGTTTTTCCATCCGTATGTTTGATATACAGTGGCATTAGATCCTAAATCTTTAAGGAATAAGATCTGGTCTTTTGGTACTAAATAGCGCTGTTTCTTTCTAGAAATCATATACTGGATGAATAGTGAGATGTTATTTTCCACCACAGTCCAGGCATTATACCATTCAATCATTAGCTCTAAACGCTCATGTGTTTTGTTGATGTCATCAAACCTCCCACACCAGCTAGCTACAATCTTATCATGTTCTACATATGTTTTACGGTCTCCATATCCGTCATCCTTTGTCACCTCCACCTTAGTTTTGTAGATGAAGATGGAACATAATGAATCTGAGGTGGTTGTCTTACCTTCCCCTACAGGGTCAATAGATGCATAATACATTCCAAACCCAGGATTAGAAACAGGTTTTTCCCAAACAACAATACATCCTTCTTTATCTTCTGCTGTCTTAGAAATAGGAAACTCGGAGATGGGAAGCTTTCTAGACTCTTGTGCAATAATCTTACCCTGTTCATTTTTGTAAAGATCTAACAGCTCATAAGGATATTCTTTATCTTCTACACGTTGCATTTGTTTAGAAACTAGATGTTGAGGAAACTTAGACTCTTTTCTAAATGCAAATGCTTCTTCTATGTTTTTAGGTTTCTGAGATATACGTAATTGATACTGTTCAGGGTTTAACTCTTTCTTCCACTTTTCTCTTTCTTTTTTGATTGCTTCCAGAGCTTC